TCGCTCCACGGGTTGAATTCGTTGCGCGTGATGTAACTGGTCTGCATTGCGCTGATGGTCCCTTCGAGTTTGGCGACCTGCAATGCAAGATGCTTGTTGTCATTCACGATCTCGGTCAGTTGCGAATTGACTGACCACATGAACTTGCCGGTGAATGCAAGCGTTCCGGTAACGACAGCGAGCATGATGGTTTGCCCGTGACGCTCCCACGTTGCCATCTTGGCACTCACTTCGGCTGGCGTACTCATTCATTGGCTCCGTCGTTGGAATTCATGGTTTGCTGCGCATCGTTCTTGCCCTGTTGCTTGGCATCCATGGCGAACGTGAGCTTGAGTTTCTCGGCGAGACGTTGCTCGCGGCTGCGCTGCTTGAACATCTTGCGGAAGTCGCCACCCAGGCGAGCGCATTCGATCTCGTAGGTACTGAGACCGCTGTTGATGCGCATTACGGCAGCCTGCGTCTCCTTGAGTTCGTCGATCTGTCCACGGCTCGCACCGATCCAGTCGCAGCCGAGAATGGCCTCGCGCTTCACCGGGTCGGAGTAGAACGTGTCTGTCGTGAACCCACGAGGAAGCGGGATGTTGCCCGCGTTCATCTCTTCCTCGAACCACAGGGCGTAGACCATGGCAGCGAACTTGTCGGCTACAACCTTCTTTCGCCCTTGCATGTACTTCCACGTCTGCGACATGGATGCACGGGCGCTGCTGTAGTTCGTCTTCGTGTAGTCCCGCGAGAACTCTTCGTAAGACATGCCGAGCGCAGCGGCGATGTGCCGCATCAGGCTGCCCTCGAAGTCCGTGCCCACGCCGCCCGGCGTGCCCATTGGCTTGAGGTTCAACTTCGTGCCCGGGAAGAGGTGCGGCATCTTCACGCCGTCGATGGCGATGTTGCCGGCCGATCCGACGTATGCAGAGAGTGCGCTCATGTACTGCCCGAGCATCTGCTCGAACCCAGGCTGCCCGGCGCCCATGCTGGCGAAGACCACCTCGCGCGGGAGTTCCGACTCGACGGCAGCAGCATACGTCGCATTCACGACAGCGTTCTGCAGGGTCACGTCTTGGAACTTCTTCGTCATCCTCATCTGCTTGAGGACGGTCACCATGTCGCTGATGCCACGGGTCTGATCGGGCTGAAGCGCCTCGGTGATGTGGATCACCTGTCGACGACCCCACGGCTTGCGGGCAGGAATGAACTTCCATTCCTTCATCCGCATGTCGATCAGGAAGTCGTTCGGATGCGAGATCAGGATGTGATAGCCGGTGGCTTCACCGAAGACGTTGCGCACCACGCCACGCCGCAGAAACTTGTCGTCGCTGGTGCCCTGCGGATTGGACAGCCGGGTCGGGCTGATCATCTGGATGGCCGTGGAAAACGGCCGCCCCACTTGCCGCACCCATTCGGCAGTCGCCAGCACTTCACCCGTCATCAGGAACCCGCCCACGGCGAGGCGAATGAGTTCCGTCAGGTTCATCTTCCGACTGGCGTCGAGCCACGCCTCGTGGCTGTCGGCAATCAGGTTGAAGCGGCCTTCGACTGCTTCTTGGAACTCGTCTGCCCATCCTTCATCAGTGCCGAGAACCGTGTACTCGGGCTGCGCATTCAGCCGGTATTGCGCCCCGACGATGCTGTCTCGGTGCGTGTGAACGGCGCCCATGGCATAGCCGTCGTTCTGCACGGAGTCCCGGCCGCGAGCGTCAGCGTCGTCCTTGACCGGGTTGATCTGCCTGTCGGGCGAGATGATCGGGGCCGACCACGTGAAGGTCTCACGTGAGGTGCGTTCGGCGCCTTCGAGGCCGCCACCCATTGCCCGCTGCTTGGGCGGCGCGATGTCGAGGGCGAACTGCATGATCAGAAGACGAAGCCAGCAGGGGCCACGTTCGTCGGGTAGGTGGGAGTCGAGCCACAAGTCGTGCCGAGTGCGGCTTCGAGTTGCAAGATGTAGTTGTAGAGGCTGGACTTGTTGGCGGCAGTGAACTCGACTCGTTCGTTGTTTTGGTCGACCACCACGCGGGGCGAAGTGCCAAGCATCAGGGCGTGATACGCCTTGCGCGCTTCATCGAGAGATGCTTTTGTCGCAATGATTGCGGGCATTTAGATACCTCGGTCGTGATGAGTTTCAGGCCAACGCCTTGCCAAAGGACGCAAAGTCGTAAGTCGATTTTAGCGGGTCCGTGATGAAGGACTGTTTGTCGGGTTCTCTCACGAAGTCGTTGTGATCCCATTCGGCAGCCCAGCCTGGGGCCTCAAGCCAATTGATCACTTCGATGCGTATCAGTTCGGAAACGCATAGACCGATTGCGTAGTAGCAAAGGTCCCACGCCTCGTTTCGTTGATCTGAAATGTTCTCCCAGCCCTTTTCGGTGCGCATCTCCACGCACAGTTCTCCGAAGAACGAATCACTCAACCACGAGGGGAATCGCATCATCCCCTTTCCGGGCTCCATGCAATCCAGGCGTCCGTCGAGATCGTCCTTGATGGCATTCGAGTTCAAGATCAAGACAGGAATGTCCCCCCGGGCGGCGGCCTTCATATCCTTTTTGGCACTGTCGGGGTAACTGATGCGAGTACGTGGCTGATTGGGGCGGCCCTCGCCCTTCAGCAAGAAGAATCGACGATGCTTGTTCTCTTCCCGCAAGCGTCGGTAGTAGGTGTAGGCCATAGACGTGACGCCCGCCCGGCCGCCCGAGTCGCAACCCACGATCTTGATGCCCATGAGCCGACCGCTGCCGTCGTCAAGTTCGTACTCGCGCTCGATCACCTGCTCTGTGATCAGATCCCAGTCCTCGGTGTAGGTGCTCGGCTTGACCCACAGTGCGTCATCGTCGTCATCGAGTCGCTTGCTCTTGCGGATGTCGAACCTGTCCACGAGAACCATGTCGAACTTCGCACCGGGCAGCACGCCCATCACCTGCACGACGAATTGGTTCTTCTGCACGTCAATCGTCGCAACGAGAAAGCGCACACCATACGGCACCTTCCGTTCGGTCAACTTCTCGGCACGCGCCTTCAGCACTTCAGGCAGCCGCAGTTCCATCTGCGACTTCGGGGTGTACGGCTCACCAAGGTCGTTATTGTAGAACTTCTTCAGTGCCTCTTCTGAGCCTGTGCGGTTGTATTCATCATTCGCATTCAGATAGGCTTCAACCAATGCCTTCCACGAAGCGAACGCAGCGGCAACCCCTCGAAGCCAGAACGAGGCAATCGATGTTCGAGGCTCGGGGCCGATGATGTGCCCTTGTGCGTCGACACCCTGACCGTCCTTGACCCACATACCGAATAGCTGCATGTCCTCGCGGAAGTCAGGATGAATGGCCTCTGCGCAATGCGGACATCGCATCCGCACGGTGACTGCTCGATCGAGGTTAGAGCCTTCCATGTCGGTGTCCCATTCGAGGTGCTTGAACTGACCCTCGAAGTAGCGATCACAGAATGGGCAAGGCCAATACCAGCGGCGGCGGTCTCCGCGGTTGTACAGCTTGAGAATGCCTTCACACGGAGGGGCCTGATGCGGCGACTGCGGAATCCACTTCGGGTTGCTCACCTCACGAGAAGGCGATGACTCGGCCACGGTCATCGCATAGGACCCGAAAGTCGTGGTCCGTTTCTGTGCCAAGTCGAACGGCTCGCCGTCGCCTTCCACGTCGTCAGGCATCCGATCGCGGTCGGTGAGGATGATCCGTCCGATCGGTTTGCCTGCAAGCTGACTTGGTGTAGGCCAGCCAATCGTGAACAACATACCCGTCGTGTACTGCTTGTCGAAGCGGTTGTCTGCGTCTGCCGTGGGCAGCAGCATTTCACCGATGGCCTCGGAATGCCGATGCAGACGATCGATCCGTCGAATGCCGAAGTCGCGGCCATCGAGCATCGTGGGGCACACGAGCATCATGTCCATCGGATCGACCTTGATCGAGTACGCGAGAACATTGATCACGAGTGAGTCTGTCTTGGCACACTGGGCTGGCCCGACGAACACCAAGCCGTTGTATCGCCTGGACGTGAATAGGTCCATCGGCTCGACCATGTACCGCACCGTCGAGTTCTTCCACGGGCCCACGTAGGCACCGGGCTGATTGATGTAGCGGTACTTCTCCGCAGCCTGTGAGACCGACAGGTCTTCAGGTGGGTTGAGCATCAGGGAGAGATCGCAAATGATCTCTCCGACGCCGCTATAACTCTTCGTCGTCGATGGTTTCTTGACGTTGGACATCAGGTGGTGCCGCTTTGAACTTCTCTTCGATACGTCGCACGAGATCCTTGAGTGTGCCGTTGGTGAGTGACCTGATGATCTCTCGCTGACGCTCACTGAGTTCGGTCTGCCG